CAGAACAGCTTCCAGCCAAAGATCGGGTTCAAGACTCGTTACGGCATGGTTGCTAACCCATTCGCTAACGGTCTTTCTGCTGGTGAGGGTGCTCTTACCATCAACAGCAACGTCTACTATCGCAAGATCATTGTTAACAATATCATGTAATAGTAAAAAACAAGATCGGGTTAACCGACTAATTGGGGAGCTTCGGCTCCCCTTTTTTTATATAAATAGTAAAAAGTTCAATAGGGTAGTATAATGGCAATACTTCAAGATCAACCTACAAATCCAAATTTTCTTTCTCCTCTAAATTTTAGATTTAGTATTAGGAGAACACCCAATATTACATATTTTTTAACTGGATTAAGTTCTCCTTCACTTGAAGTACCATTTGTTAATACATCAAATCCATTTATTACTATACCACAACCAGGCGATCATATTACTTACAGTGATCTAATAATAAAATTTAAAGTTGACGAGGACTTAAAAAACTATCTAGAAATTCATGACTGGATTAGAGCTCTAGGTAAACCTAATTTTTCAGAATATAAAGCATTAATAGATAATGAGAAAACAAATCCAATAAACGATACGGGTAGATTTTCAGAATTAAGCTTAATGATTCTAAACAGTGCACATGGTTCTAATTATGAAATGGTTTTTGAAACCGCATTTCCTTATAATATATCAGGTCTAGAATTTGATTCTAGCAAAGAAACAGTAGATTATATAGAAGCTACAGCTGCCTTTAAATACATCAAATATGAATTGAAACAAATATAGTTGTTTACAACTATTAATTTATAAGTTATATTAGTTTGATTGTATTTAAGGAACTGATTTATGAATCTAGAACAAATCCTGGAATTGTGGAAAGAAGACTGTAATATAGACCAAGAACAGCTTGGTTCTGAAAGTCTTAAAATACCAAAACTACATCATAAGTACTATGAGATATATGCTCAAGAGTGCAGAAAACTTAAATTTATGATTGAAGAGCATAAGAATTTAAAGCTATTAAAATATGAATTTTATACTATAGGGCCGGATGAATCAACACCAAAGGATTGGAGATTGCCCCCAAGGGGTATGATTCTTAAATCAGAAGTTCAAATGTATATGGACGCTGATAGGCAGATCATAGAAAGTAATCTTAAAATATCACTTCAACAACAAAAAGTCGATACATTAGAAGATATAATAAAGTCTATTATGACTAGAAATTTTATTATTAAAAATGGTATTGATTGGAATAAGTTTACAAACGGCGGATAATGGATACTGTTCAGATAAAAGCATATAATGAAACATTTACTAAAATAATATGTGATCCTGGGGTTGCTCAGGAAATATCTGACGTATTCACATTCTTCGTTCCAGGCTATCAGTTTATGCCAGCCTATAAGAGCAAGTTTTGGGATGGTAAAATAAGGCTATTTAATCCCCTTACTTGTTTAATATACAAAGGTCTTCTGCCTTATGTCGAAAAGATGTGTCATGAGAGACAATACCTTGTAGACTATATTGATGATTTTTCTGCTGAAGAATTTTCTTTAAAAGAAGCAAATGACTTTGTAAACTATATAAAACCGTCTCTTCAACCTAGAGATTATCAAATAGAAGCATTTACTCACGCTGTAAGAAATAAAAGAGGGTTATTATTATCTCCTACAGCTTCTGGTAAATCTTTTATTATCTATCTTTTAACGAGGTATTATGATAAGCGTACCCTTATTATTGTTCCAACTACTTCTTTGGTTCATCAACTTGCCAGTGATTTTAGCGATTATGGTTTTGACAGCGATACACATGTGCATGCAATTTACTCAGGCCAAGATAAGGGAACTGATAGACAGATTACCATCTCAACCTGGCAGTCAATTTACAAACTACCTAAAGAATATTTCCAAAAATACGAAGTGGTAATAGGGGATGAAGCACACCTATTTAAGGCTAAATCACTTACGTCTATAATGGAAAAACTATACGACTGTAAATATAGATTTGGTTTTACTGGAACATTAGACGGGACACAAACACATAGATTAGTTCTAGAAGGTTTATTTGGTCCAGTTAAAAAAGTAACTACTACATCAAAGCTTATAGAAGAAAAACATCTAGCCGAATTTAAAATAAAAGCTATTGTCTTAAAATATCCAGATGAAATTAAAAAACAATTAATAGGAAGTACATATCAGGATGAAATGGATTTTCTAGTACGAAATACAGCTAGAAATAATTTCATAAAGAATCTAGCATTTTCTTTAGATGGAAATACACTTTTATTGTTTCAATACGTGGAAAAACATGGTAAGGTATTACTTGATTTATTAAAATCAGAATCTTCTAATAAAAAAATATTTTTTGTATCAGGTGAAGTCGATGGTCATGAACGTGAAGAAATTAGGAAGATCGTTGAAAAAGAACAAAACGCTATTATTGTCGCTAGCTACGGAACTTTTTCCACTGGTGTCAATATTCGTAATTTGCATAACATTATATTTTCTAGTCCTTCGAAATCTAGGATAAGAAATCTCCAATCAATTGGTAGAGGACTTAGAAAATCTGATACAAAAAATAGTAGTACACTAATCGATATAGCAGACGATTTATCGTGGAAGAATAAGAATAATCACACTCTTCTTCATTTTATAGAAAGAATAAACATATATAATGAAGAAAAATTTCCATATAAAATATATAAAGTAGGTTTAAAACAATGATTCATCTAATTAGACTTATAAATGATGATACCTTAATAGGTAAAATAATATTTGAAGATGAAAATATTATTATCTTTAAGGATCCCTTGATATTAAGAGAAATAATATCTAGGAACGAAGAATCTGGAACAGCTATGTATGATTATAATCCATTCTCTGAAAATAGTGCTGTTGAAATTTATAAGGATAAATTGTTATTTAAACCGGTAGTTGTAAGCTCTGCTCTTGAAAGATATTATTTTAATTCTGTTGTTTACAATAAGCTTCATTGGAAACCAAGTTATAATAACTCAATAATGAAAGCGTCAGCTTACATGGAGGGATTTGAAGAGTATGAAACAGAAACACCGAGAGATTCTTTGATGGCAAATTTCTTAAACAATAGACCAATTTCAAATACGGCGAATTAAAATGGCAAATTATATTAATAATAAATCATTATATCAAGTAATGAAGCAATATCATGAAGATTGTAAAAACGACGACAACACAAATATACCAAATGATGTAGGCCGTGCGATATTATTAATATGTCAAAAATTGGCGTATAAACCGAACTTTATAAACTATACTTATAGAGACGATATGATTTCTGACGGAATAGAAAATTGTATAGCATCGGTTAAGAACTTTAATCCAGAGAGATCAACAAATCCATTCGCCTATTTTACACAGATAGCTTGGAATGCCTTTATTCGCAGAATTCAAAAGGAAAAAAAGCAAACCTATATAAAGCACAAGAACCTAGAAAATCAGTTTACAAATCAAGAAATGATGAATATATTCAACGAAACAATCAGCATGCAGCAGCATAATGAGTATTCTTCTGAAGTAATTCGATCCTTTGAAGAAAAGGAAGAACAGAAGAAAAAGAAGTAAAGAGGTTTAACATGAAAAATTTGCATATGGTTCCACAGATCATTATTGATCTTTGCGATAAATTTTCAAGTGTCACAAATGTTAACGAGAAGTTCAACTATCAAATGAGGTTGGAACAGATACGTGATTACTGCAATACAATCTTAGAGCAAGAAGACAAGAAGAGTAAGAATAACATTTTTAGATCTAAGAGGAAATAATGAAAATAGTTCTAATAACTGATACTCATTGGGGTGTAAGGAATGATAATCTATCTTTCTTAGACAACAATAAGTTGTTCTTAGACGAGATTTTCTTTCCATTTATAGATAAAAACAATATCAATACAATCATCCACTTAGGTGATGTGGTAGATCGTCGTAAGTTTATTAATATAAACACAGCCACTAGATTACGTCAAGATTTTTTAGATCCTATAGACAATAGACATATAGATCTTCACATAATTGCCGGCAATCACGATACTTACTACAAGAACACTAATGATGTAAATGCCTTACGTGAACTTATCGTAGGAAGATACGAACACACCCATGTATATGACGAAAAACCAGTAGAGAAAATCTTTGATGGTCTTCCTATTCTTTTAATACCTTGGATATGCGATAAGAATCATAAAGAAACTATAGAGGCTATCAATGCAACCAAAGCTCAGATCGC